CTGTACCGAAAGCGATGACGCCCCAGGTCCCTGCGGCCGTCGAGTTGTCGGTCACATAGATGTACTTAGCCTCACCTGCTGCGACCGAGACAATCGTATTGCCTGCGTTGTCGCGCATCGTGAAGGTGTTTGAGCCGACGTTGCGAATAAGAGAATCAGTGCCGACCGAAGTCTCATTGGCAGGCGGCATATAAACGGAAAGACTTCCCGTCGTTGCCGTGATCTGCATGATCCTGGCTGCATAGTTGCCAAGGGCGTTGCCATCAAGTGGCCAAGCCAGCGTCAGGTTAGCCGAGATCGAGAACGATTTATAGCTGACGTCCGTGGGCTGGATGACGTCCCCAGTGAAGACATTGACGTAGGAAGTCATACTTCTTGCACCGTAGCCGAACGATCAATCGTCCGGGTGTCGTTCTCGAGCTTGAGCGTTTGAATGGCGCGGTCATACAAGGACTGCCAAAGCTGTACCCGAGAGTCGTTTTTCAGGAAGGGCATGGCCTGCAAAAGCGTGCCGTAGAGCATAGCCTGGGGCGCGTTGATCGTGAACCAGTTCGTTTGATTGGTTGCGTCTAGCGGCTGAATCTTCTCGTAGTAAAGGACCTCAAACGCATAAGCAGCATCAGGCGTTGGCGCAATGAGCCAGTTGTCGAAGTCGTAGTCGGCATAAAAAAGCGGCTCGTCTTCGGTTGTTGGGTTGGGCCAGTAGTTGCGTAGGTACTCATACTTCCTCAAAAGCAGGGGCTTGCGTTCGCCTGCGACCGTGATGTTGAAGGAGGTCGTCTTCCTCCAGCGCGTAGGCTTGGCAATAACCGGAGTGCCTTGGACCATAGTCGCAGAGACGGTCTCTTGCTGGCCAAGAATCTTTAGCTCGTCCGAGATGATCGACTCGGCGAGGTTGATAAAAGACGGGATCTGATTGATCGTCTGCGCGTCCGAGCGTTCCAGGTAGAGCGTGACATCCGCTACCAGGGACGTGTAGGTCATGGTGACAGCCATTATCGGTACCTTGCAGTTTTCTCGCGGATCTTCGAGGGTTGAGCGACAAATTGCTTACCGGACTTGGTACCCTCACGCTTAGCGCGTGTGGTGGCTGCATACTCAGCAGGCGAAAGCGCCTCTCGCGCTCTCCGGGGCAGGTACCGTTCACCGGTGGCCTTAGGCCCTTGCGTGGAAGGCTTGCCGGATTTCGTACCCCAATCCTCGCTCGTCCACTTTGAGAGCGAATTATCCGCCTTTTTGGGCCCTTTGTAACCCCCACCCGAAGCTTTGTACTTCTGGGTTGCCAATTGGGCCTTGCGGGCGCTCCATTGGCCTGGATCGCCGCCTTTATCGGAGGCCTTTACGGACGCCACAATGCGCTTCCACTTGGCCGGATCTGACTTGGTCGCTGAACTCATCGCATTAACGCGGCCTCGGCCGCCCTCCTACGGGTTAGTCCTGGCAAAACCCTGCCAGCGGCTTTATTCCATTTCAGGCACTCATCCGCGGCACCATCCCAATTATCGGCATCGATGCGCTTTTTGAAGGTGCTCACCCTGTAGTTCCCAAGGCCGCAGTTATAGGCCCAGCTTGTAACCGCTGCCATGCGCCTTGGGATCGCTTTTGACAGGCTGGGCGACATCTTAAGCAAACCCCGCACGAAATACTCGACGTGGTGGTCGAGGGCGTCCTCGCACTGCTCGATCGTCCAGATAGTCCCAGGGTTGATTTCCGGGCCCGTAGCACCCCATCCTATGGTCCAAGGATGGCCACGAGTCCCAGGGTCGGGATAAGCTGTTACACGGCCATCAGGCAAACGCTTTGCCAGCCCTTCAAAGGGCTTGATCAGTACATCCTTGCAAAGCTTCTTAGCCTCATTCACTGGATTTCTCTTTGATCAGTCGATTGACATGCTCCCAAAGCGCGTGGATTTGCCTATCGTGGTCCTTCTCGAGGTAATCAAGCCGAGTCTTAATGGTCACGGCATAAACGGCCACGCCAACAAGCGCAACCCCCAAGAACCAAACCCTTGCGAGGGAATCGATCAAGGCTTCCACGACTACCCACCTTTGTTGTACTTCTCAATCGATCGTCCTACAAACCAGAACGTAAGCATCATGTTCAGCATGGCGAAATCATCCTCGTCGTAGGACTTGGCCAAGACCTCGGCCCAGTTCGCGTTGGTCTGGAAGGCAATCGTTAGGCCAGCAGCTTTGACAGCCACGTATACGCCAAATGCAATCCAAGTAAGACCGGGGCGGGTAATAGCAGTGATAAAAGAAGCAAGCCAGCCAGCCTCTTTTGCCGTTTGGGCTTGCTCCTTAAAAGCCTCCTTAATCGTGTCCATTTGCGAGATCGAGTAGTCCACATACTTTTCCTCCATCTTGAACTCGCCCCTCATTTTTTCGAGGTCGGTTTGAAGTTGGAACATGGATAACTCATGAGCGCGTTCGTTCTTTTTGTCCAAAAACTTCAGGACTTCAGGGGCAAGCCTGAACAAACCGCCGAAGATGGAGCCCAGAAGGCCGCCGCCAAGTAGTTCAAACATGATTACCCTTAGCAGTTACGATGTCAGCGCCCTTCTTGACTGTTACTTTGCTGCCCTCAACATCCACTTGCATAGGCGGCTCGGCACGGTCCAACTTGTCCAGGCGGGTGATAAGGTCCTTGATGACCTCGAACTCGGGTTTTTCCTGCTTTGGCGCGGTTCCGGCAATACCGTTAAGCATTTGGATCAAGGCTGTCAACGAAGCGCCTAGCAGGCCCATTACAGCGGCGATTTTCTCGCCTTCAAGGAATAATGATGCACCGACACCGACGAGCACGATCAGGAAGATATAAAGCAGCCCATCTTCGCCAATGGCTTTTCCTGCTACTTCTTTGGCCGAGTCTTGCGCTTTAAGCTCTTCAAGCCGGATCTTGGCCTGCGCCTTAAGAACCGCCAACTCGTGGGTTTTATCGTCCATCATATGCCCAGCAGCTTTTTAACGAACATGGCCGCGACACCTGGACCAAGCAGGACCGCTGCAATCGTGATGTAAAGCAACCACTCAATGTGGCGCATGCGTCGGCTACCATCACCGAGACGTTTCTCAATGTTTTCGTAGCGCTGGGCGCAAATCGCTTCATGCACCGACAAACGCTTATCCAGGTCATCGCTCATTTATGCCGCCTCTTGCTCCCGTGGAACCTCATGCAAACCCGTAACCGGCGGCTTTGCGGCTTCTTTCATGCCGTCAATCAGTTGGTACACTTCTTGGTACGGACGGGTTCCCAGGTAGCCAATGATCTGATTGGCAAGGTCGATGGGTAAATTAAGGGTCATAAAGCCTCCTAAATAAGCGTGTCGCCAGCAGTTAGTGAATCCAATGAAATGGTGCTAGGTTCCGGAGCCATTACATCAAAAGCTTCACCGGCTGTGTAAGAGGCCATCGAAATACTAGCCGTCTCCGTAACAACCTCTTGAGGAGCCGCTTCAATAGCGGCCGTACACTCAACCCAGCATTCTTGAGACTGGCTCCATAACCAATCACCCTCACAGGGTTTTATATCCCTAATAACCCACCCTGGCGGGTACCACCAAACAACCTCCTTACCGTCCGGAGGAATGGGCGCATCAGGCACCTCAATCCAGCCATCGGTGCCATCTGTTTGCGGCTTAGGAATCGATCCTTTTTTAGAATAAAGCATGGTCGTCCTTTAGTAAGGCGCGAATGCCTGAGTAGGCGGCGTGAAGTTGCTGGTGTATCGGGCGACGCCAGTCGTTACTCGAATGTCATCTTGATAGCCGTTGTAGCTATATGACGAATAATTCACTGAAGCACCAGCCGTTATAAAACAGTTTCCTGTCGGCATTGTGTTTGTACTAGTTCCTCCGACGTTTACCCCGTTGAAGTACAGCTTTATGGTTCCGTTGGAGCAAACAATCGCTATGTGATTCCAAGTGCCGTCTGTGCCCGCCAATATCCCGCTGGCGCGAATCCAGTCACCGGACCCAAATCGATTTAGTACAAGGTCATTAGTGGAGCCGCCAGAACCACCTCCTCCGCAAATCAAACCGACTTGGTAAGAAGAGCCTTCGACGGTTATATAACGCATGTCTCCGGTGCGGGAGGTTGTATTAAACCATCCCTCGATCGTCCAATTTGTACTTAACTGAAACAGCGGCGTTGCCGCCGATATGACCGCATCCCCGTTCCCATCAAACGCAATTGACGACCCGCCGAACTTCGACTGCGCCGTGCTGATCTGGGCGTTGCCTACGGTCTGCAAATCGTTCTTGGCGGTGCTGTCGATGACGGCTGCGTTGGTGAAGTTCAGTAGCAGTGAAGTCCCGCTTATAGCGGTAAGAGGTCCGGTCGGCGGCGTGAAGTTTGCGGTGTATACGGCAGTACCTGGGACGATTCGCAGCGAACTCATGTACCCGATAAACATCGTAGCGCCAGCAGGCCTTCCGGCAACATTGGCTGGCGACCCATCAAGCGTGGAAATGCTTGCGTTTACTATCGTGTTTGTCGCCAAAAGAACGCCGTTTACAAAAAGCCGCATCGTGCTCCCAGACTTGCTGGCGGCAACGTGAGTCCATGCGTTTAATGGTACCGACCCATTAGCAGTCACTGTAGCGGTGTAGCTAGAGCCGTTGCCCCAATCTGAAAATTGTAATGCACCGCTAGTACTAATATTGAATGTAACAGACTGTGTATAACCAGATACGTTAGTTCCGCATATATCGCCGGATTGCGAGTCAACCGCAGTTCGATATACCCACGCCTCGACAGTAAAAGTCGTATTAACACCAGCCAGTGCCGTCCATATGGAATTGGGGAAAGTTAGGTAATTCCCAGAGCCAGCAAAGTAACCGCTGCCGCCGTTCGTTGCTGCGCTGTACGCCGCAGTGGGGTTGAATGGGGAGAAAGCTTGGACGGAAGGATTTCCCCCAACCGTCAGCGAAAAATTGTTGGAGCTTGCATCGCGGAAACGATTACCCTGGCAGGTCAGTAGTACCGTGCCACTCACTGCGGTACTAGGTGAGGTGGGGACGGTTATTGTGCTAGAAGCCGGGTCAAAAGTCCTCGACCCTTTGATTACTCGAAAGTCAGAGATGTACGCATTGAAGGTACCAACACCAGGGGTGGCAATACCAATCGATCCATTATTGAATTGCGCTGTGTTCGTGATGGTTCCCGTGCGCGTACCATCAATGAAAACGGACCTTTGGTTTGTAGCGCCGTCGCAAACCAAAACAATATAGTGCCATGTATTAAGCGACGGATAATCTGATCTAATAAGGCCAAAATTATCATTGTTATTTATGAAATCAAGATAACCGCTGCGGTTCCGAAAGAAGATACCAGCGCCGCCAACAGTCTCAAAAGGACCGTCCCACTGAATAGCTCCGGATATAGGCCACCACCAAAAATCGATCTGCCAACTTGTGCCGTTTCCGAAGCCATCAAACGCTGAGTTTGTCGGCGTAACAACAGAGTCGCCACTGCCATCAAAGTAATTGCTCCACCCCGTCTGGCTAAATGGGCTGAAGGTGCCTTGGGTTGAACTCCCGTTCCTCGTGATCGAGACGCTGCTTCCCGACGAATCAAGGAAGGTATTGTTTTGCGCACCGTTAGTGCCGTTTCCTGGCAGCAACAACGTGGTGTATTCAAAATAAGGGTCCGGAGGCGGAAGCGGCGCAGGCCAATTGCCAGATTTAGTGTACTGCATGGCCTGATCAAGCGTCCATATCCCCGGTGCCGACGTAGAAGTCGGTGTCGGAGGGGTTTTGCTTATATATCCACCTGGATAGGAAAGGC